ACAAGTACATTGGCTCCTTGCTGTCGGTAGACACCGATACTTCCGGTGCAATGGTAGGCTTCACTGCCGCATCGACCAATGACTTCATCAATTTGAATGGAACGACCACTGGTGGCGTTGCAGGCACTTGGATTGAAATCCGTGCATTGGCTGCGCTGAAATATGCGGTCACCGGTGTGATTTTGGGTACTGGCACTGTTGCTACACCGTTTGCCGATTCCTAATAGGAGGCCGATATGGGCTTTCAATTTGACGTAAAAAGTTCGCATGTAAATGCCAGCGGCCAAATGGTCACTGGCAGATCGCGGCTTAAAGGCATTATTGGGATTGGTTCCGGTACGGCAGGAACGGTGAACATTTGGGACACCACGACTGCCCCTACCGCTGTGACTTATGGCCGAAGTGGGACCACCATCACGATTACTTTGGCCTCTCATGGCCTTAGTACCGGGGATGTGGTTGGTCTTGCTTTTGCCGCAGGTACAGGCGGTACGGCTACCAATGGCAATTATGCGGTTACGGTGCTGACTTCTAGCACCTACACTGTCACGGACATCAATTCGGGTTCCATCACTGCTGGCGCAGCCGCCACGCAAGGGGCTCGTTGGATTGTTTCGTGGGATACCGCCAATAATTCTTCCACCGTCACCATGTTGATCCCCGGGGACGGAATTTGGGCAGCTACTGGCATTTATGCCCAGTTGTCCAATCAGACTGGCTTGACAATTTTCTACGGATAAGGAGTCCATCATGGGACGTGCAGCAAAAATGGCAGATGATCAGTACCAAGGCGAATGCCAGCCCGGTGCGCAGAAGCAAGACATGGGCAAGGGCGGACCAAAACAAACGCCTAGGAAGCCCGGAAAAGGGCCTACAAGCTCGGTTTCCCCGCGTGGCGTAGGCATGGCTCGTAATAAGCCTTGCAAGATGTACTAAAGGCCCGCCATGAAGCCCGGTTTGTATGCCAACATCAACGCAAAACAGGCCCGGATAAAAGCGGGGTCTGGTGAAAAGATGCGGAAGCCCGGGAGCAAAGGCGCTCCTACTGCCGCCGACTTCAAGCAATCCCTAAAGACTGCAAAGAAACCTAAGAAATGAAAACCGCTGCATGGACGCGCAAAGAAGGCAAGAATCCCAAGGGTGGTTTGAACGCCAAAGGGAGAGCTTCCGCCAAAAAGGAAGGGATGAATTTAAAACCTCCCCAGCCGGAAGGCGGAAGCAGGCGCGACTCTTTTTGTGCAAGGATGACTGGCATGAAGAAGAAACTCACCAGCGAGAAGACGGCGAAAGACCCAAATTCCCGTATCAATAAAAGCCTCAAGGCGTGGAAGTGCTGAGGTAATTATGGCTAAAAAACTATCTCCTTTTGAAGAAGCATTCAAAGAAGCCCGTGCTGACGGTAGGAAGACGTTTACGTTCAACGGTAAGTTATATGGTACGACTACTTCAGATGAAGTTACGGCAGCTACCCAGAAACGGGTTGATGCTATACCAGCGCGCGTTCCAGAAGCACCAACTGGAATACAAGCGGGAACTAGATACGTAACTCCACCACATACACCAACTCCATCACCAGCCCAAGCTCGCTCTTTGGTTGACCAAGGACGGGATGTTGACATCTACAAAGACGTGGACAAAGAAGCTGTTCTCAATGCAGGGTTAGGGTTGGCCTCACTGTACCCCGGCACTATTGCAGCAAGGACTGCTTATGGAGTGGCGCGACCTTTGGTAGGGGCGGCAGCTAAGTATCTATCCAAAAAAGACAGCCCAGTCTCATCAAAAGCTAGGGACGAAGACCCGCCATTATTTACGTCAAAAGAAAAACCCGAAAGTGGTGTTTTTGATGATGTGTCGCCACGTGAATTTAAAAAAGGCGGGTCGGTCAAGCTTTCTGAAGCAGCAAGGCGCGGTGATGGCATAGCCATACGGGGCAGAACAAAAGGAAGGCTTTGCTAAATGGACATGAACTCAGCATGGTCAGCAGCTTTGACTCTGACCACCACCATCATTGGCTTTTTGCTCAAAGATAAGTTTGCGGAACTCAAGCGATTGGACATACTGCTCAACAAAACCCGAGAGGAAATCGCACGTGATTACACTACTCAAGCAGAAGTGCAGCGCATTACTGACCACATTGACCGGCAGATTAATAAGCTTGAAGCAAAAATTGACCAACTTATTCAAGCGAGGCAGTGATGCCCAGCAAAAGTAAGAAGCAACACAACTTCATGGAGGCGATTGCGCATAATAGCGCTTTTGCCAAGAAGGTAGGCGTTCCACAATCCGTGGGGCAAGATTTTTCAAAAGCCGACAAGGGTCGCAAATTTCAAAAAGGTGGTGATATGAAAGCAAAAATGACGGCCAAGATGATGAAGTTCGAGAAATCCGCCAAGGATGTCGATAAAGGCATGAAAGAGGGCTCCAAAAAAGATATGGCGGCGGATAATAACGCCATGCCCGGATACAAAAAAGGCGGAGCGTTGCGCGGTCAAGGAATTGCAAAGCGTGGCTATGCCAAAGGCGGTCAAGTACAGACCGTACAGGTAAAAGGCGTGGGTGCATCCCGCGCTCGGACCGCGAAAATCTGCTAAAGCATGACCACCTCCGGCGTAGCCAATTTTGACCTGCAATTTGATGACCTGATAGCCGAAGCGTACGAACGCTGCGGCCTAGAGGTCAGGGCAGGCTACGACATGAAGACCGCGCTGCGGTCTTTGAACCTGATCTTTGCTGAATGGGCAAACCGGGGGTTGAATCTTTGGACGATTGAGCAGAGAACGCAGGTTCTCACGGCGGGGGTGAACAACTACAACCTCTCTGCCGACACCGTCAATGCTTTGTCGGCGGTGATCCGCACGGGGAGTGGGTCTACGCAGCAGGACATCACGATTGATCGCATCAGCCGCGCTGAGTACCTCCATATTCCCAACAAAAACACGCAGTCCCGGCCTGCTCAGTACTACGTACAGCGCTCCGTTCCCACTACGTTGTACCTGTACCCTGCCCCGGACGATACGACCACCTACACGTTCGTTTATTACGCTGTGCGCCGGATTGACAACGCAGGGACGTACGTAAACACCGCTGACATTGTTTTTCGTTTCCTCCCCGCGCTTGTAGCTGCGTTGTCGTACTACTTAGCGTTGAAAAAAGCACCAGAACGGGTGCAGATGTTGAAGTTGTACTACGAAGAAGAGTTTGCCCGCGCAGCCATGGAAGACCGCGACACTGCCAGTGTCTTCCTTATCCCCACTTTTACGAGTGCATAGGCATGGCCGGATATGCTTCTGGCCGGTATGCAATTGCCCTGTGCGATCAATGCGGGCAACGCTACAAGTTGTTGGAGTTGATCAGAGACTGGAAAGGCTTCAAGGTATGCACTGAGTGCTACGAGCCCAAGCACCCGCAATTGGAACCTAAGCGGACGATCATGGAGCCTCAGGCGCTGTATCAACCCCGGCCAGAGTCAAAATTGCTTGTTACAATCTTTGTGGGATTTACCGGGGACACCAGTATTGCGAGCATAGGCATGTTGCCGATGCCTCTTGCAAAACCGTTGCAGGCCACAGGATTTATGGGGCAAGTTAGGACACTGATAACATGACCTACACAGAACTTTGCGCGGCAGTTGCTGACTACACCCAAAACACGTTTACGGCAACCGAGCTTTCCATATTTACAAAGCAAGCCGAGCAGCGTATTTACAATACAGTCCAACTTGCTAATTTGCGAAAAAATGTAACGGGCGCAATCACTGCCAACAACAAGTACTTATCTGCTCCGGATGATTTTTTATCCGTTTATTCCCTAGCAATATTCCCTACAGGCGGGGATTACGTTTACCTGCTGGACAAGGATGTCAACTTCATTAGAGAGGTATATCCTTCTGCTTCCGGCACAGGCACACCGAAGTATTACGCCATCTTTGGACCTCAGTCCGCAAACGTGACCGAGCTTTCTTTCATTCTTGGCCCCACCCCGGACGCTACGTACAACGCCGAACTGCATTACTACTATTACCCGGAGTCGATTGTCACCGCAGGCACTTCATGGCTGG